AGATAACCATATTTTATTTGATGAAAATTTTCAAGAGATTTTCGTATGCAGTTTGAAATCTGGCGACTGTATCCAAACACAGAGTGGGCCACAAATAGTCGAGCATGTCATAAACACGCATCACTTAGTGAATATGTATGATTTGGGAGTAAACTCTAATAATCACAGGTTTTATAGCAATGGAATTTTAAGTCATAATACTACAACCGCCGCAGGATATCTGCTGTGGTTTGCCATGTTTAAGCCTGACAGCACTATTTTAGTGGCAGCCCATAAGTATGCTGGCGCCCAAGAAATCATGCAGCGTATTAGATACGCATACGAGTCTACACCGAACCATATTCGTGCTGGGGTAACAAGTTATAACAAAGGCAGCATAGAGTTTGAGAACGGCTCTAGAATTATTTCAACCGCAACAACTGAAAACACCGGGCGTGGTTTGTCTATTACCTTACTTTACCTCGATGAGTTTGCGTTTGTGAGGAATACCATTGCGCAGGAATTTTGGACTTCTATTTCGCCAACCTTGTCTACCGGTGGTAAAGCAATTATTACCTCTACTCCAAACTCTGACGAAGATCAGTTTTGGCAACTTTGGTTAGAAGCAAACAAGACAGTAGATGAGTTTGGCAATGAAACTGGCATAGGTAGGAACGGGTTTAAAGCGTTTACTGCATTGTGGAACGAACATCCAGACAGAGATCAAAAGTGGGCCGACGATGAGTTAGGTAGAATAGGATCTGAAAAGTTTAGCCGGGAGCATTTGTGCCTCGCGCAAACTACACTGATAGATCTATTAGACTCCGCTGGAAATAATATTAGTATGTCAATTTCAGAATTGTTTAATTTGGCATAAATAACTATATTAGAGAACATAACTTATGCGCGCTATTTACGAAGAGTCAAAAATAGATAACCACCTTTACTGCCGCGCCAATGGGCAGTTTACTCGACATTTGCGAGAATACAACCTATCGTATCAAGATTATTACGAAAAATACATAACTGGTATTGCACCTACATGCAGGTGTGGTAATAAATTAACCTTTTACCAACGCAATAATTCATATGCAAAAAGTTGTGGAGCAGATGCATGTGTTGGCAAATCGATAAGTGCATCCAAGCAGAGCAGTCCATTGGAAATCAAACAACAGCAATCAAAAAATTATAGTGCTGCACACGCAAACAAAACTACTGAGCAACTAGCATTTGAACATGAAAAAAGAAAAGCAACATGCTTATCAAAATATGGTGTTTCAGCAGTAACACAATCCGAAGAGTTTAAGAAAAAAGCTAAATCGTCAAAACTTGCAAAATACGGAAATGAATATTATTCTGGATGGGAAGCCTCGTCTCGAAAAAATAGAGAGAAAACTGAGTTAGAGCAAATCGCAATAAACGATAAACGAAGAGCAACTAATTTGTTAAAATTTGGTGTGCAGTGTTCTTTTTTGCGGCCCGGTGTATTATCGAAAGCAGCAAAAAGCAATGCTACTGGCAAGGATTTTACTCTACCATCTGGTAAAGTAATTGGACTTCGCGGTTATGAACATTTAGTAGTAACACAGTTATTGCAGAAATACTCTGAAACAGAATTGATATTGCATGATCAGTATACGAGTTATCAATTGCCGACATTTTCATATATTGACAATAGGCGGCACCATTTAAAATATTATCCGGACATATTTATACCTTCTGAGAATAAGATAATTGAAGTCAAAGCAAGATGGTGGTGGGACGGTAATGGTGAACCTAAATATACTACACGATTTGAAAATAATTTAAAAAAACGAGCAGCAGTATTAGAAAAAGGGTTTCTATACGAAGTTTGGCTCTTTGAGTCTAAACAAAACTACAAAGTATTAACAAATGACTCAGATTTTTAAACCTAATATACATGGTTTTAAGGTTTTGACCCCGACTGGGTATCAAAACTTTACTGGGGTATCGCTAATGGGGTATCGCGCAACTATTAAACTTATTTTTGAGGATAATAAATTTATTGAGTGTACATCTGATCACAAAATTTATATTACACCAATAAAAGCAAAGCAAGCATGCAGAATTAAAATAGGTGAAACTGTGCAAACTAAAAGTGGTCCATTGCAGTTGATTAGCAAGCAAAAGTGTAATAAAAAAGTTCCAGTGTATGATTTGATTGGAGTAGACAACGGGGCTAGATTTTATGCGAATTCTATATTAGTTTCTAATTGTCAGCCTATTATCTTTGAAGAAACACTGATCAACGCAATGACATTGTCTAAGCTATCTGCTATAGATCCAGTGGATAAGTTAGGGCAAGTGCGATGGTATAAAAAACCTTCTCGTGGTAATACTTATGCCATTGGGATGGACCCAAGTTTAGGCACTGGTGGTGATTACTCTGCTATTGAGATTTATGAGCTACCTTCCTTTGAGCAAGTAGGAGAGTGGCAGCACAATAAAACCCCCATTCAAGGGCAAGTTAGAATATTGCGTGACATTATAAAATACATATACGATATTATCGGAACTGAAAACGATATTTACTACAGCATAGAGAACAATGGAGTTGGTGAAGCCACTCTAATGTCAATATCTGAAGTTGGTGAACAAAATATCAAAGGTATTTTCTTATCTGAAGGTGGTAAGAGCAGAAAAGGGTTTACCACTACACACAAATCTAAACTTACAGCATGCGCTAAGTTCAAGCAACTGATTGAAATGGGTAGATTAAAGATTAACAGCAAGAACTTGATCAGTGAGTTGAAGACGTTTGTTCGTGCAAACTTATCGTATGCGGCTAGAGTGGGGGATACAGATGATTTAGTATCCGCCTCACTCTTAGTAATACGCATAATGCAAACGCTTCAAAATTATAATTCTGAAATAGATAATCAAATGCGAGCTAACGACGATTTTGTCGCTCCTTTGCCATTCATTATGATTTAAAAAACAGATAAATAAGTAATACATCTGGAACTTTTATGCTTGACATTGACAAAATCGCAGCTTCATTATTTGAAAAAATACGCTCAAAGTTTGAGAATGTAAGTGTTGGCGACGAAAAAGCTAAAGCAACCACTGTGCCTGGTAAAGCAAGGTTTTTCAACTTTGACTATATAAGCAGTGATAATGCCAACTTTGGCAATATCAGTATCTCCATAGTTGACACAAAAGCACTTAAAGTGACTTACAGCCGCAGTATAAGCTCAGAATTAGACGACACACAAAAGCAAGAGTGGTATGATTTTCTTCGTGACCTTAGAATGTTCGCAAAACGTAATATGATGAGTTTCGTCCCACATGACATTAGTAGAAAAGGGCTTGGGTTAAAAGATTTGAAACAAATGTCTGACGAACACACCCCAGACGCTGCTGCATCAGTTTCAGAAAGCAAGTTATATGGTTCTACTAAGACAAGTTATGAATCAGTAGCACCTGGCACACGGCTTATTATCCGTCATTCAGCATCAGTTGACGAATCAGTTCATGGTGCTCGCAGCCGCAAGATACAATCTGTGTATGTAGAGGACGCTGAAGGGCAAAGGTTTAAAATGCCTACGAACAACTTAGCTGGGGCAAGGGCTATTGGGCAACACATTGCTCACGGCGGGCAAATATACGACGATTTTGGAAAACATACAAGCGGTCTTGTTCAAGAAATGGCAAAAATTAAAAAGTTTATCCAAGGCTCACGCAATAAAACGTTTGAAGATCATGAAGCATCAGAAATGGTAAACGCCGCCAAAGAACGGTATCACGAAATACACCGCATCCTTCATCACATTAAAGGGCCACGCGGATATGCCATGTATAAAGAATCGTGGACGCCTGGGCCCGAGTTAGATGATCAAGGCGATGTAGACATGGAATCATTGCGTGGAAAGTTTACGCAGAAAAAGTTTGATGACAGACTGGAAGAAGCACTTCCTTTCGTGTATCAAGCATACTCAAAATCAAAAGGTAAAAATATGCCGCAAATAACAACTGCTATAGATAAACAGGTAAACGAGTTTGCTCAAGTCTTGAGCAATCTTGAAGAAGGAACATGGGCATTGCCCAAGGATGAGCTTGAAATACAAAAACTTCAAGAACTAATGGCTAGCCCACTAATCGCAGGAATTGACGGAAACGATGCGTCCGCGGCATTATATGACATCTTGGGTGACGACATGCTATTTGATCATATTTACGATGCGTCAAAAGGTAGTCCAGAAATGGACGTTCGCCCAGTAGTGTATGACTGGTTGATGAAAAACATGCCAAGCGTTGGTGCGAAGATTGACGCTGAACTCAAGGGTGGCGGCGATGGTGATGATCCTGCAGCTGAAGAACCAGCACCAGATTCTGGCGAACAGCCACCACAACAACCAACGGAATCAGCAGTAAATCATAATAGTATGTTGGTTGACTTACGCAGATTATCTGGGATAAACTAAATAAATATATATTGGAGAACAAAAATGGCAGCAACAAACACAAAACTGACAGGCGCGGAATTTTTCCGCAAATATTCAGATATTATCAAAGAAGCTGAAGAACAGGTTGATGAGGCAGTGCGCGTATTTCCTGGCGGTTCTGACCAACCGGCACCAGCAAAAGGGTCAAGACCAACCGCTGATTATGAAAGAACCTCACTTGCTAGTCAAGTAAAACAAAATAGATCAAATAATCGCCAAGCAGATCCATCACGTATTAGCGGTACAGTTGGTCCTACTAAAGGTGCATCATCAAGTCAATGGGCGCGTCAAGATCAACCCGGCACTGCATCAAATAATGCACGGGCATTTAGCGGTCAGAAATAAGAACAACCCTCGGGATGGGAAGTAGATTGGGCGATTTCGGTCGCCCTTTCTTTTGGCTAAAATAAATGGTGAAATTACACTGATTTATTAGTCTTTTGTGTTGCGAAAGGATAAATATCTTTGTTACAATGACTTCATGCCGAAGATATTGTATCTAAGCAAACTTGAGACCATCTCTTATTTAATAAAGGAAAAACTATTATGGCAACAACTCTCGCTCAAATCCGGGCAAAACTCCAAGAACAAGAAGCAAAAGCATCTGGCTCCAAACCTGGCGTCTTTGGTGACGGCGCAACATACGCACATTGGAATATCAATGAAGGTGACATCGCACGTCTGCGATTCCTACCTGACGCTGACCCATCTAACAATTTTTTCTGGGTTGAAAAGGCAATGATTAAACTGGAATTCAATGGCATCATTGGACAGCCAGAATCAAAGAAAGTAATGGTACAGGTTCCTTGTATTGAAATGTGGCCAGACATGGGTCCGTGCCCAATCTTGTCGGAAGTACGTCCGTGGTTCAAGGATAAATCTCTTGAAGAACTGGGTCGTAAATATTGGAAAAAGCGTTCTTACTTGTTCCAAGGCTTTGTGCGTGAAAATCCTATAAAGGAAGAAAACACACCAGAAAATCCAATCCGCCGCTTCATGATTAGCCCGCAAATTTTTGCGTTGGTTAAGGGTGCGTTGATGGACCCAGAATTGGAAAACTTGCCAACTGACTACGACAACGGTCTTGACTTCACTGTAGTTAAGACAAGTAAGGGCGGTTACGCAGACTACAGCACCAGCAAATGGGCTCGTAAAGAAACTCCGTTGACAGTTGATGAAATGGAAGCAGTTGAAAAATATGGACTGTTTAACTTGGCTGAATTCTTGCCTAAGCGTCCATCCGCTGAAGACTTGGTCATCATGAAGGAAATGTTTGAAGCGTCAGTTGACGGACAAGCATACGATCCTGTAAAATGGGGGCACCACTTTAAGCCAGCTGGTTTCCGCACTGATGACGATGCAACTCATGCTGATGGCAATACTGCAGCAGCATCTAAACCAGAAGCTAAAGCGGCACCTGCTCCTGCTACTAAACCAGCAGTTAAATCAGCACCTGCAGCTCATGATCCTGAGGATTTTGACGCTGATGAACACGCAGCACCAGTCGCATCTAAACCAGCCGCAACAGGCAGCCGCGCAGAAGATATTTTGGCACTCATTCGTAGCCGCCAAAAGTCAGCAGCATAAGTAAGTGTTAGCAGAGTTGCCTTGTGTAATAGCAGGGCAACTCTTTATCTTTTAAAAGGAGCCATAACATGGCAGGAC